GTATGGTGTATATTTAAGCATCATGCTGTCTACCGCCATAGCCGCGTCTGCTTCAACCCTTATGCCGAACCTCAATATTCTGTTTAGCCTCGGTGTGATTTTGCGAACATCAATATATTCTGACGTGCCTTCGCCTGCCGGCTCTTTTATGGGATGGAGTGAATACGCGTCTTGGACTACCCCTCTATCTGTCAAATACGATATTCGCAATACTGGCTCGGTGCTTTCTCTGCCTACCCCTAAATACATTTGCCCGATATTCTTAAACGTGGATGGATTGCCAAAGTCAAACACTTTAGTCTGGAACATACAATTAACAGGCGCTGAACTGCCGTCAGGGCTGGTATCGTCGCGACCGGAGAACACATAATTTATCATTACCAGATTATCACTTTCATCAAAGTAACTTCCGCACATTACGGGTTTTGTGCCTTCGCCCACTATCCTATGCCACGTAATGCCTTTAATCGCAACGTCCCATATATACCACTCCATACCTCGCTGTGCTTTTTTATCGTCTACGTATGAACCGTAATAAACAAAGTGGCTGTTGCGGTAGTCTTGCACATATATCTTGTTGCCGATAAGCAGATAATATCTACCGTCATAATCTGCGGCTGAAGCGTTTTTCAATTCTTCGGCTGTATGTTCTTTTATCTTGCTTTCAATATTCAGAGATACTTCTTTAATCGTGTTTTCGTTATATTGATTTGCCGATACAAGCGTATATACTTTTCCGTTGGTGTTCATCCATACAAGGTTATTTGAGCATAACTGAATTGTATTAGGAACATCACAACCGATATATGAGTTGATTGGTACAACCGTGAATACATAATCGTTTGTAACCGCTATCCCCGCCTCTACCGCTTGAGTTGTAACCTCTGCCGTTTCAATGCCAAACCGGTATGTTTCCTTCTCTTTGAAAACAATGAGCATATCACCTTGTTTTCCAAACCCTGTTACCCTTTGTGAATCACCGCCAACATACTTAAAATTGCCCTCTGGGAAATATAGGGGATTGTTTACATCAGACCAATGAACAAGGTTAGGATATTCTGGGTTGCCGGAAACAAACAGCCTTGTGCCGCCGCGCAATCCGCTTGCATCACCGCCGTACCACGTGTTAAGTGTCATGCCACATATTTTTTCTTTATTTTTTCTTGCCGTGCTGGATGGCAACTCCGCAATTATTTCAATATTATTCCGTATACCAACGTCTGGAAGTGCCATTGGATTACCCGCACCGCTCTCAAACCATACATACCCACCAGTACGGTTAATGCGAACAATATATCCGCTTGTATGCGAGCGGTCATCACCTGCTTCTATCGTGTATTCTTGTAGTATGCCTGAACTATTTGTGTATCTTACTTTTACTTCGGATTGCACATTCTTCATTGGTAATGCGTAATATTTTCCGGGAGGACCGGATGTATAGGTGCATTTATACTTTGGCGTGAGTAGATTATATGCTTCGTTTATTGTGCCACTAACCGCAAGTTCTGATTCCGTTTCAGATGGCGTTCCGTTTATCATTACAGTAGGGATATATACCTTGTCCGATAAATCCTCAAACGCGCCGGGAGCAACGCCATAAACACCGTAATCGTGAAAAGCTATTGCGCCGTACTTCGATAATGCGCTATCACCAGCAGCGTTTACATCTACGTACATTATCTCCCCCAAGCCAATGAATGATGTCATTAAATCGGAAAAAGAGCCATTTTTATCAGCCGCAGATATAACAGTGGCGAATACTCTGTAACCCTCGGCCACGTCATAATCGTGTAAATGCGCGTCAAAAAATATGTTATCTCCGCACGGAGCGATTTCGGTTCTGTAAACACTTATCACGTGATCTGGCCGCGCCGCATACATTCCGGGCTTAAATCTCATTCGCCTTGTTCGATAGGCCTCGTCGCCACCAGCGGATAAGTACGGGTAGTAGCTAAAAAAGTTTTCGGTAGTAAGGCCATCTGCTTTTACGGAAATCCTTACCATCTTTGCAGTAGCGGGAACATCTGCCGTTAAAATGCCCGAGCCTGTACGGCGTTCAATAATTGCAGGGGTTGGCAAACCTTTATGAAACGCAATCGTTAATTCCGCATGCGCATCTTTGACTGTGGTCAGCATAACATCACTAATATCAGGGAGCGCTATAAGACCGGTTGTTACGGCGTTTTCAACCGTTCCGTCAGTCACACCGTTAGGGCCAATCTCGCCCTTGTACAAGTCAATATCTTGCGGTATAAGGTTATACTTGTTGTCGGTATATAGCCCATCTCTTGTCCGCAAAGCACCCCTTTCCCACCACATATTAAGGCTATCTGTAAGCTGATTATCGTTTATTAAATGCGGTGCTTCAGATGTATTTACCCCGCCCGATAACTTCGGTATCGTAACACTATATGACCGTAACCCGCCCGATTTTGGAAACATCAAAATTATCACCCCTATCAGGACTAAAACAACCACTATCGCAAATAAAGCAACAAACCGTTTCATAGTCAATAACCACCACGAGGTATAACATCTGCTCGCCTTATAGTGTTGCGCGGGACTATCTTCCTCTTTTGATTGTATATGTTTGCGAATTTAGCTTGCGCCACTCCGTTATTATCAATGTCAGCTATAAGCATAGCTACGCCATACGGCATAACATCATTGATGGATATATCGGATAGCCGTATATCATCAGCCATATTAAACGGCTCATTGTCATACTCATTTGGATTTTCTATATGTCGTATGTCGTTGTATATCTGTATAACCGCCGCCGTCCCGCGTTTCATCAGTTCGGCATCTTGCAAGGCATCAATATTACCCAAGCTGTCAACATACCCTAATAGCTGTAAGGCGCGGGTTAAAACTTCCTGCCCGGTTTTCATTTACGGCTCACTCCTTTACTTGCGCCGTTTCTTTTCTTCTTTAAATTGCTTAATCCATTTGTCGCGTTCTTGTATAAATCTTTCTCTGCTCCAACTATAGTCGTAAGGTATGCCAAGCTCTTTAAACGCTTTGGCTAACTGTGGTTTGGTTTTAGGTACTTGCGATAAGTACCAACCATTAGATAAGATGAGAGGGTTATCTTCTTCGACTATTTCCACAGGTTCAACTTTCTTTTCTTCCGGCTTTTCATCATGCATAGGAGTAGAGGGCGGCAGGGAGGGACCGCCCTCGTCCTCGCAGATGATGAAGCCGCGTTCCTGCCATAGCCCAACCTTGTCGGGTGGAACAATGCGTACAACGTTATTTTTCTTCATCATCAGCATTATTTACAACCCCTTAGGTTCCTGAATAAGTGTAGGTCACAATGCATTTCTTCATGCTGTTTTTGATAATGAGGTCATAGTACAGGCGATAGTCAAATTTCCATGCCTGCATATCCTGATTGACTTCAGGCGAGAAGATGCGCACCTTGTCGGTTTTCTTCACAAGAGAAGCGGCGCGTTTTGGCATTACAATTAAACCGACATCATTTGCGCTGGATGCAGGAACAAATCCACCTATCTTTTGGTTCACGCCGCCAGAAGCGCTGTTGTCCGTCTTACCGTCGTAGAATGTGAATGAAGTTTTCATGCGCGCCGACGGTGCAGGGAGAATCGCAACACCGTTTATTGACTGTACTTTGGTGTCAATATCGCCACGTTTAAAGTCGCTGATTGTAATACGCCTTGTCAGCTCGGATGTAGACATAAGGTCTGCATAGAAAGCATCGTTTACGAATGCGACGAGTTGCTCATCATAACCGAGCGCCGCCCATACCTTAAGACAGGCATCGTTGAACAATTTGAATGAACCGTTGGTCAATGTGCCTGTAACGGTCATGTTGTTTGATGTGGCAGTAGTAGCAAGTTTAGAAAGCACATAAGCATCCATTTCGGGAATAACCTTAGTACGAACAAACTCGCCCATAATCTGCCCTGCGAGTCCCGGTACGCCGGATTCATCGGCATCCTGCTCATCAAGAACAAAGGAACGCCCGCGCTCCATTGTCAATGTATACGTAGTGGTTTTAAGGGTAATAGAACCCTGCGGAGCTCCTGTATCGCGGTCATAATCGCCTAACCCTTGAAGCTCCACATCGGGGATAAGTACGGTGCCTGCACCAACGAATTTGGCGCGCATCGCGTTATCAGTAAGAAATCCTGTAACTGACTTCTGGACAATAGCTTTGTCCAGTTCGGTTGTCATTTTCTGTGCAAGTGCAATTGTATTGATTGCCATAATTTATTACACCTTTCCTTTCTACAACATTGAATAAAATGCTTTTGTGAATTCGTCACCTGCCGAATCAGGCGTTTCCGCTGTGTCGGCAAGCGAGCCTACACTAGACTTTGCCGCCTCTGACTGTTTGCGCGCGGCAGCTTCACGCTTCTTGATTTCCTCATGCTCAAACCGTAAATAGGCATCAAGCAGGGATATGTTTCTTTTCTGTGCCAGATTAAGCACAGCTTCGGGAACGTCTTTAAACTCGGCAAATTTACCATCGGTAGCGTTTTTGAGTTCGATAAACTCGTTTGCCAATCGTTCCCGTTCAGCCTGCCGTTCAGCCTCAAGCTCTTTTTCCTCTCGCTCTTTTTCCTGCTGCAAGAGTTCCTGATACTTGCGCTGACGTTCGGCTTTTTTAGCTTCATGCAGTTCTTTTGCGATTTCTTCATTACCACCGGCTTTTTCAAGTATTTGCTCATACACAGTATGCTCATTGGTTTCCAGCAGCTTGTCCACCAAATCAGGAATAGACAATCCGCTGGTTGTGGCAATGAATTTGAGCTTTTCGTATGTAGGCTTAAAACTCTCATACTTCAAGCCCATTTCAACATACGGTGTCGCTTCCTCGATAGAGTATTCACGCACCTGTTTGTTGAATTTGACACGCACTACTGGCGGTTCGGGTTCGCTCTCTGGATCGGCTTCCGGATTAGCCTGAACCGATGCTTCACCGTCCGCACCTGTGCTGTCTGCCTGCGCTTCTCCGTCTGCTTCGGTTTCCGTTGAGGGTGTGGCTTCCTCTGCAACTTCTTCCTTAGCTCCGGTTTCAGCTTCGGCGGGTTCACTATCTGTCGTCTCCGCATTGACCTCTGGCTGGGTTTCCTGCTTCAACAATTCTTCTGACATTTAAAAATTCCTCCTTGCGCTATGGCTGGCGCATTTTTATTTCAACCCTTTTGGGATTGATTTAACAATTTTATTGCTTCATCTTTGGGGTCTGGCATTGGGTCGCCCCAGTAATTGAAGAAATTCTGCATTTCCAGTTGTCTTATTAATGCCTGCCGTTTTTCTCCTTCGGTTGGTTCTCTGATAGGCTTATTTTCCTCTGTGCGCCTGTTCTGGGCGTTTTTATTGCTTTTTAATATACTTTCACGTCCGAAATATAAACCCGTCCAAAAAGCCGACAGAGCCATTATAATGGAAAGCAAAATTATGATTGCTGATAGCAGTGCATAAATCAAATTATCCCCATCCCCCTTTAAAGTCTGTTGCTCTGATTTCGCCTGCGCCGGAATATAGGCTTAGCTTTGCAAGTTTTTTGTATCTTCTTTCTAAATCTTCTTTCTTTTCCGGTCTAAAGAAGATGGTATCTTCCATCGCATAGCGCATAGCATCCATCAGGTGATTGTTTTTATCTACAGGTTTGTTTACAACTTCGCCATCTTTGGTCTTGTCCCACACATAAGAGGAAAGCTCTGCAATGGTATTAACACAATCCGGATGAACATAGATTTTGTACTCTTGGATTTTGGCTATGCCATTGCGAACGCTGTCTTTGCCTTTTCGTGCAGCGGTCAATCTCGTTATACCTAACCGCCTTAAATCGTCATTGGTTTTAGGTTCTGCACAATCAGCGATTATTCGCTCTTTTGCAAACCCTTTAGATTTAATCATTCTGGCAATATCTTCATTCAACATCCGGGTTTCGTAGTGTTCGTCATATATGTAAATTTCCTTGTCAAGCGCATTTACCGCCATAGCGATAAATGCGGTAGGGTCATTGGTGTAACCGTAGTCCAATCCGAATACGTGTTTAAACTTCCAACTTTCATCACCGCCAATATTGTCTTTGTCAAAGCTTTTGATTTCCCACCTCTCATAGATAAGTCCTTCTGATACGCCCCAGTTTCCCAATCCGGCAACATCGTATAAGCGGGGATTTTCTTCTTTCATGCGTTCAAACTTTTCAATATCGCTCGGGTCGAGAAACTCGTTGCAAAGGTAGTTTGTAGTTATTGCTAAGGTATCTTCTCTGGGGGTATCAAAAAACTTTTTTTTAAGCCAATGCTTTTCGCTCCACGGGTTAAATATGATGGTGGTTTGGTGAAATAAGTTGGGCGGTATCTGTCCTCTAGGTACGGTTAAGTCTAATTTGTCAAAGTCGGCTTCGGATGTTATTTCAAACGCTTCCTCAACCCATACCCAACACAAATACCCATAGTCAACAGTGGTTGAAGCTAACTTCTGCCAGTCGTCAAAACCTTTGAATATAATTCTTTGCCCTGTTGGTAGGTATCTCAATTCAAGCGGACTGGTAACAGCTTTCCATTTATCACCGACACCCAACTGTCGTATAGCCCATTTGAGCACAGCGAATGTTGAGTTCCTGTGTGTGTCGTAAACAGAACGTACAACGAGCAGGTTTGCTTCTGGGTGTTTCATCAGATTAACTATAAACCACAGGGCGGCGGTACAGGATTTCTTGGAGGCTTTGCCGCCCTTGACAACCCTGTACCTGTGCTTGCTATACCAAAAAGCGCCATAACCGCTGCCAACTTTTTCTCTTAGGTCAACTTTGAGAACGCTCAATTACCCCACCTCGGACGGCTGATAGGCTTGCACAGCATCACGGAGTATCGCTTGTTGCTGTTCAGGTGTCAGAGAGTGGAATACCGCTTGCAGTTCAGGAGGTTGAGCGCCGACTATATCATCAGCGGTAAACTGTTCAACCTGCTGTTGCGGAGTAGGTTCACCTGTTGACGCTTGTGCTTGTGCCTGCGCTTCGGCTTGCATACGTGATTTGATTTCGTCTATAAGTTTGTCAAGGTTAGGAATAATACCTTTGGGCAGCCTTGAGAGATACTGCACAGCATCTATGATCTGCCTATCGTACAAGTTTCCGAGTGTAATAATATTTTGACTTTCGCTCCACAATGTGGATGCGCCAACGTCAATCTTGGTGGATATAATCAAGTCTTTGTACCTGTCGCCGTTAAACGGCATATACCATGTGCCGCTATCATCCTGTACTTTCAACATGCGCTTGCCGTACTTCATAATCCAAAATTCAGCCCATATACGGGCAATATCTTCAACAAAACTATAAAAACGGTTACGCACTTGTTGCAATGGCATTTGTGCAGCTTCTTGCAACGCTATTATTGCCGATGTGTTTTCTGGGCGCATTTCTCCCAGAGCTGCATTATTCGCCCCGGATAATCTCATCGTGTTATCGGTCAATGATTTAATGTTTAACAAAAAGTCAGGAGAGAAGTTTGGCGGGTTTACATAGCGGATTGAGGTTTGCACATCTTCCATACCGCCGTTAACTTCGATAATCTGTCCGGGGTCATTTGTGATAGGTTGTGTTATAACATCTCTGTTAACAACAACCATCGGCATACCCATCATCATTACAGCCCAGACAGAAGCAGTTGACATTCGATTAATAGCAATCTGGTTTGGTATAATATATGTTATCTCGCTTTCGCCGTAAGCACAGTTCCTGCGCCTTTCCCAAGTGAATTTAGCAAAGGGATATACTCTTATGCCTAAATCCCATTCAGGGCGTATAACGGCGTTCTTGCACACCTTTACGGCTTTAATGGTGTAGTCTGTACCGTCGTCATTCCATTCTTTCCAGAATTTTGTTATAACGGTAGTTTTGCGGCTTTCCGGCGGTTCTTTCTCGGACATTTGCCCGGCTTCATAACCGGTTTCTGTATCATCCGTTATTTGCTCAATCTCATAAGCGGAACGGCGGTTGCGCCTTGCTTCACGTTTCAGCTCGTCAATAGACTTGCGCTGTGCAACCAATATATAAGGCTGGTCTTGTATGTTGTCGCAGTTAGGGTCTCCGAAATACACATTCTCAACATCAAGCACTTCAACAGCTATGTCTCCCTTAATAGGCTGTGTCCTACTTTGGTCGGCATATAGCCCGGTTCTAATCCGCTCATCCCAATAGGTGTAGACAATGCCGGTACCGGATATGTAGGCATTACGTAAAGCCTGTTCTTTGATATCTTCAAACTTCACTCGCTCGGCAGTTACCTTGAAGTAATCGGATAGAGCAGACATAACAAGTGTTACTTCTTCGTCCGTCGGTAATTTTTCTTCAAACATCTCGTTCACACGAGCTAATGCGTTTTCGGTGCCTTCTGCTAATCCCTCTCTAATTATCTTGATTCTCTCTTTGAGAGAGAGGGTATCAGGTATACCGTCGATTGAATAATTGACAGCAACAGGCTCAGCACCGACAACGGCCATTTTGTACTCGCCTATACGCTTAATGACATTGTGGCGGATAAGCGGGCGGTCATTGCCGCAGTTTACGCCATACCACTGGTCGCCGACAAAGTATCGCTCGTTCATTTTGGATTGCTCATACAATCCGCGAGTGCCTAAACCGGATTTAAACCTTATGCCTGTCTGGTATTGCTCGAATATGCTAGACGGGCTGTTTTTATTTTTCATCCATTAGCCTCCTTAGCCCATTTTGTGTTCTTAAACAAATTCAACAAGGTGGCATTGGCTTTGTTTCCTCTATGGCACACGTACGGGTTAACTATGTAGTACATATCATTTTGCACATAGCACCTAGCCAGCACACCTTTGTCCAACAGTCCGGCAATTGTCCTGTATACAACCGTCTTGCTCATGCCGCTTGCAGCAAGCTTGACAACATCAGCCTTGCCCATTAGCTTTCCGCCGGGCAGTTTCAATATTCCGCTGTTTGTGCCTATGTATGGAATCAGAAATGTCAACAGCCATATTTCGTTCGGATTAAGTTCAGTACAAAGCTTTTCAGCAATATCAGGAAACTGTTTTACAAACTGCCTATCTGCATTAATTAGTACTGACTCGTCTTTCAGTTTTTGGAAATTCTCGATGCTTTCCTTGCGTATAACTCTAACCCTGTCTTGCGGGCGTATAACGGTTACAACGCTTCCGGTATCTGAATTAACTAGATAGCTTTCAGAAACATTATTGATATATCTTTCAACATTGGCACATTGCACAAAATCACCCTCGCTTTAGTTAACTAAATTTTTCCCGCCAGAGGGAAAAATCGCACTATTTTTTCCCGCTAGAGGGAAAACCCTAAACAAGCCTCATCCATTGATACAACTAGCTTTGAGGGCATTTTTTCGAGGTTAACCCCCTCTATCTCTAAATGACATTTCCGATGACAAAGTGCACAAATAGCAAAATAGCAAAATTAACAATACTGGAGCTTGCGGCACGACTCGAACGTGCATCTTCTCGCTTACAAGGCGAGTGCATTTCCCTTATGCTACGCAAGCAGGCATGCGGCCGTAATGCCGCTCACTCAAATGTAAAACGCGATTAAGTAAATCGTGATTTAGTTGTGAAAAGCAGGACAATTCATAAAATCGCCGCCTTTTTGTGAGAAAAAATATTTGATGGGGGGTATAGTTACCCTCCCCCCCGGGGTCTGGGGTGGCATGGGTATGGGTGGTCTACCATGTAC